TCGGTTTAATTGAACCTTCTGTTTTGTTAATCTTTAAAGTCTGCACTGGTGTTTCCTTATCGTCTAGGGTGTTTTCATAGGTGCGATTATCGCATTTGAAACAATGCGTATGACCATCATCATACAGCGAATTAGCGTCTGAGCTACCACAGTTTTCACATGGTATGTGCTTAATAAAGCGAGATGCAAGGTGTAAAGACATAAAAATCCTATCGTTTAAAGATGATTTTAATCAATAAAGCCATAAAACTAACTATTATTGGTGTCATTTTTTAGCCTTTTGTTGTTTTCACGCTCAAGTAGCAGGTTTGCTGCATCCCTCAGGACATTATCCCGACCATGTTCATTAAATAATGACAACATATCATCTATAACAGACCAATACCAAGATTCCTCAAGCATTTCAACCAATTCTTGATCATCCATGATGTTTTACTCCAAAGTTGGCACGATTCTTGCTAAACTATAAAGATACATTAATGTTATTATTAATCATATATGATATATTATTAATCATTAATGTTAAAATAACTACTATGTTTAATCATATAATCATCTAATTCATCATAATAATCCTCCAAATCGTTAGAAGTTATTAAATCCTTACGTTCAATTGCTGGTACAGTATCTTTTATATCACCATAACAACGGTTGCATAAGTCTAAAAACTCAAAAGTAACAGCGTTACGCCTAGTGGACTCAAAATCATTGAGTAGTTTATCGCATGATCGACAGTGCATTTTTTGATCCCTTCTAGTTTTTATGCTATAATACAAGTAAATTTACTACTTATTTTACCATGAAAAACAAAGAAAGAAAACGCATCTATAAACTATATAATCACCTTTATGAAAGGCACTATATTGATGAAAGATGGTCTTGTTTCTATTGTAATTCCACTGCTGATACTCTCGATCATGTTCCACCTTTAAGTTGGCTCGAACCTTATGGAATTGAAGCATTCAAAAAAGCTAGAATTCCCTTAGTAACTATCCCTTGTTGTTTTGAGTGTAATATACAGCTAGGAGACAAAAAACTATTTACTGTTGATGCCAGATTATCGCATCTTGAAAAAATATACCATGATTTTTTTGATGAACTTACGCATTGGGAAACGGAAGAAATACAAAACATGGGGGAATCTTTCAAGAAATCTTTAAAGGTTCAAAAGCATAGAGAAGATGAACTAAAAGAAAAAATCAGGGCAATCGAACAGCGTTCTGTAAAGCCTTGGACTTTTCCTGATTTTTACGACTATGAAAAACCATAGAAAAACGCTCCTAGGCCCATCTAAGGGCCTTCCTGAGCCTGTTTTAGGTCAACTCTCCGACCTTGTATAGCACCACTTCATCGAGATAGTGCTCAACAGCGTATTTCATCATCTTTTTGTAGAGGTTTTGCACGTTAGATGGACATGGGTCTAATAATATAAGGTTAAGGGCTAATTTGCATGGAATATCGTATAGACAATCCTGCACAAAGTCATCCCAAGTAAAATATTTAAAATGAATCCCATTAGTATAGGACAAATAAGGGATTGCACCAGTCTTGCCTTGGCTGCGAATAAACTTAAAAGCATCTTCAGCGTATAGGTTCATAAGTGAATCGTAATTTTCCATTTTAGGCTCCATAGGTTAAGGTTTGACCATCAATTGTGACACTCTCGATTGTGTCCCTATTTATAGCACGGTATCCCTTGGACTGCATATCATAGACAATTATAAACTGATCACGGTCTAAGGTACACTCCCCACCTTTAAGGTGCTTTGTAACACCTAGGCGACAATTCATGATGCGGAGCGTACCGTCTTTTTTCCTGAACGCCACTGTAATGAATTTACCATTAGATTGTTCAATGAGTGCGGTAAGGTTTGACATTTTACATCCTCCAGAAGTAAGGGATAAAGGGAATAGACAATATAAAGGCCAATACAAAGCATTGACAAAGATCATAGATCATTTGCTTCATGGTTTAAACTCCAAAGGTTAAAATGGTGCAGGTTCACATTGTAAGACTTTTTGCTTGCGGGTTGCAGGTTTCCACCCCAACGGCACAGGATACGGCCCTAAGTGAACCTTAAAGGGCCACCATGCCGGGATTTTCTTCGGTGCGAATGGCTTAGGTTTCATTTTATAAAAAATAAAGCATTTGCAGAATACCACTGACCCGGAAAACTTCCATCCAGTGGGACTAGATACGCCATGTCCTGCTTAGTGTCCAATTTTTTAATCATAAAATGCATGGCATTTAACTGAAAACCGGTTTTTACAATATCGCCCAATTGTGCGTGGTGGCAGCGCATATTTAAGTAATGCATATTCAATTCCCTTATTTAACTGATTTGATCAGGCCATCCGCCATTGTGACATTTGCGAAAAATTCGCGCCCACGGCCTGTAATATGAGGCCTATTTGCCCCGGTAAGCGTTCCATCGGCCCGGTATTCTGGCCCGAACATACTTGTTTCTATGTATCGGAGCGGGTTGCCAATGTTTTCTTTTAGTACTTTTTTGGATTCATAATCAAAAATAATCATTTTTTGCCCCTTAGACAGTAGTTAAACCAGAAACACGGAAACATTTTCCATCCGCTATGCGCTGCACGTCAATGGTATATTTTCCATGTTTTGCCAATAATTTACATTTGGTCAATGTTCCATATAAATGAACAAAAATAATTGGATATTTCATAATTATCAATCCTTGATAAGTTAACCCTAGGGAAAATCCTAGGCCATAACGCACGCGCGAGCATGCGTTACAGTCTAGAATTTTATGCTGCTTTTTTAAGCATGATAACCTTATTCATTTTCTTACCATGAGCAGGGTAGGCGATAACTGCCACGGCCTTATCATAGCAGGCCCGGCAGCCGGAGCATTTGCCACCATTGGCATAGGCCTGACATAGGCTAACCCCGGCAGGCACAATGTCCGGAGTTGGCACGATAACGCTACCATGTAACCCGGCAGTGAATTCACCCCGGACAGAATCACTAGAGAATCGAACCATGACATTATCCAATGCTTGCATTTCGGTAAGTACTGCCCTAAATTTAGGGAATTTATGCATTCTAGTGGGCAGCCAATGAGAAACCCAAGGCGTGCGTTGCATGACCTCTAGAATTTTCTGTGCAAGGCCAATGGCGTACATATCGCCAGAATCGAACCACCTAAAGTAGCGATCATTTTGTAGTGCTTTAACCATGTCGTCTACCCATTCCAAGCGCTGCCAGTCTTCCCGATTTTCTAATCGTGGTGCTTTGACGTTAGGGTATCGGTAGTTTCCCGTCGTGGCATAGCATCCGGAGCAGGCATCTACTAGAGAACCATCGGCATTTTTACTTCCCGGGCAAGTATCCAAGGCCTGCAGCGACCATGAACGAATTCCATCGAGTTTAGATGTTGTGCTGATACGTATCATTTGCGAATCCTTTGCAAGTTAAAGTTAATTGTCAGTCTAATAATCTCTTCCGGTAGCTATGCTAATGGCTATGGCTACGACCACCAGAGCCAAAAGAATCAGTATGGGTGGAAAAATAGGCATGATGCAATCCTTAGTAAGTTGATAATGAGTTAATTGTAGCCCTCTTTCGAGGGCTGACAATAGGTGTTTTCCCTAATCACTAGAAAACCCGCATCCGCGTCCGCCACCTTCGCTCGTGCTCCAGTAGAACAGATCGAATGCGTCACGATACTGAAGCACCTTCTTGACTGGTTGTGCAAAGCGCTCTGCGCCACGTTCCAGCCGCTGTGCTGCGGCCTCTTTCTTGGTCTTGGCAATGATGCTGTACGCGTCCGCATCGTCAAGGCATTCAGCGTACCAGTAGGTGAGTGTTGCCATGGTGTGTGTGTCCTTCACAAGTCTGACAGAACCCTGTGCTCTGTCATTGATTCTAGTATGCCACAGTTTCATCGACTGTACATTAGGGGAAACCCTAGGATTCAGCATTTTGTTTTTATAGCATCATAAGTAAAATCTATGCACGGTTTCACGTGGAACACGTCAGTAGAGACTAACTTAGTTGTCCACAGGTTCTCCACAGGTTATGCTTGGTAGTACCTTCAACGCTCCCCACTTGTGCACAATCTGTGGATAACTTCGGTTAAAACACGCCATCTGTGGATAACTTCAGAGATATTCATCAGTGTGGACAAGCTGTGGATAACTCCGAAGTTATCAACAACTGTGAATATCCTGTGGATAACTCGATAGGGGGGGAGGGGGTGGTTAGCTTCGGAGATTTTTGCTGGAGCCTACTAAGTTTACAAAAAAGTAAAATCAGAAAAGACCCGGTTCACAAAAAAGGAAAATCAAAAAAGAGTCTAAATGCGCTTAAAAGTAGGTAAAAGTGACTAAAAAGTCATTAAAAGTTAACTTCAGCGTTTAACAGGTAAGTCTCTGTCAATAAAAGATAAATTAATAAATCGGGGACAGATTAAAGGTTAACTAAAATAGTTGAACATCTGTGCACCAGAATGGGACATTAGAGGTTAAACTTTAATGTGAAACCTTGAAGCTGGGAGCATAACAGCATACTAAGTACGTTAAGGAATTATTTAAGATATTTTTAATAAAAGTGTTGACAGAATCATAAAAATATGATACATTTCGGTCATGGACAATTATTGTCTATCGTACTCCTGACGTTACTAATGAGCCTGCATGGGCTGCTAGGAAGGAAACACCGCCCCACCGATCACCCCCGGTGCTGGGTGAACCAGACTTGATATAGGTATTGGTTAATGGTAAGAACAACTCAGGGTGGAATACTAGGTTCTTACATAAAAGCGAATATATCCCTCCTAGGCACTTGGGATGATTTACTTTTGATAGGTTTATAACTTATTAAATGATTAATCATCTGGAGCGGAGGTGGATGCTTCTGTGCACCTGAAAGGGACATAGCGGTATATCCACCCCTAGCAGAGCTGTGTCTAATTATCATCTCCTACAAGGATAAAGATGGAACAACAAGTAAAGCGTAAGGCCGGTAGGCCCAAGAAGACAGAACTAGTAGCGGTAAAGAAGAAGAATACAGGAATCATCGGTAGACCTAAAGGTGATACTGCTATTATTAATGAATACAAGGCTAGGATGCTTAACTCGCCTAAGAGCGTTAAGGTTCTAGAGGCTATTTATGATGCTGCATTGAATGATGACCATAAGAACCAAGCAGCGGCATGGAAACTGATTGTAGATAGGATTGTCCCTTTGAGTACATTTGAAGCCACCAAGAACTCAGGACAAACACCGCAGATTAGCATCAATATCAGTGGATTGAATTCTCCCTCAGTGAATACTGAGCAGGTTTATGATATTACTGATGTAGAACTACCAGATCAGGAAACAGAAGATGAATCTTGATTTTAAACTCCTGAAGTGGCAACAGGAGGTCTTTGGTTCATCTAAACGATTTAAAGTCGTAGCTGCTGGGCGTAGGTGTGGTAAATCAAGGCTATCAGCGGTTACTTTGCTTATAGAGGCATTGAATTGTCCTGAAGGCTCCAGTGTTATGTACATAGCCCCAACGCTGGGGCAGGCTAGGTCAATTATCTGGGACTTGTTACATGATCTTGGTAGACCAGTGATTAAGTCTAGCCATGTAAACAATTTAGAGATCACACTCGTTAACAACCGTAAGATACTGGTACGAGGGGCTGATAATCCTGACTCATTGCGGGGTATGTCCTTAACTTATGTGGTTCTTGACGAATGTGCTTTTATTAAGCCAGACGTATGGGAAAAGATCATACGAGCTTCTTTGTCTGATAAGAAGGGTAGAGCATTATTTATCTCAACCCCATCAGGAAGGAACTGGTTTTATGATGTTTTTAAGTACGGACAAGAAGAAACAGAAGAGTGGAAATCATGGCACTTCACTACTCAGAACAATGAGACTATTGATCCAAAAGAAATTGAAGCTGCTAAGTCCACACTGAGTTCATTTGCTTTTAAGCAGGAGTATTTAAGTTCTTTTGATACCGCAGGAGCGGATGTATTCAAAGAAGAATGGTTTAAAGAAGTCAAAGAACCTCAGTTTGGTACTTATTATGTCGCTGTAGACTTAGCTGGCTTTGAAGATGTGTCTAAAAACGCAGGATCTACAAAGAAAAAACTTGATGAAACAGCGATAGCGATTGTAAAACTGTTAGAAAACGGAGACTGGTGGGTTCATAAGATAGAACATGGTCGTTGGGATATCCGTCAAACGGCTGTAAACATCCTAAAAACCATCAGGGATTTTCAACCAAGCGCTATTGGTATTGAAAGAGGAGCATTAAAGAATGCTGTTTTGCCTTATTTAAACGATTTAATGAGGAAAAATAACATCTATGCTCACATTCATGATCTAACACACGGTAATAAAAAGAAGATTGATAGAGTTATTTGGTCTTTACAGGGGCGCTTAGAACACGGGCGTATTACCTTTAATGATAATGAAGATTGGACTGAGTTTAGAGACCAACTTTTAATGTTTCCTACCAACGGTGTTCATGACGACTTAGTGGATGCTTTAAGTTACATTGATCAGTTGGCTGTTGCTAACTACAACACCGACTATGAAGAAGACGAATACGAAGTTTTAGATGTCATTTCTGGATATTAAGGAAAAAAATGGAAGAAACTGAATACGAAGGCTACGAGGAACCCAGCGAAGCTGATAGAGAACTAGTCAGTTTTGTTATTGATCATACAAATCGCTGGCGTGATTATCGTGATACTAATTTTCTTCCTGACTGGGAAGAATACGAGCGTATTTTTAGAGGAAAGTGGAATGTTGTAGACAAGACCAAGGACTCAGAGCGTAGTCGTCTGGTTTCTCCTGCAACTCAGCAAGCAATTGAGACCCGCCACGCTGAAGTTATGGAGGCTATTTTTGGTCAAGGAGAATTCTTTGATATTAAAGACGATATTCAGGATGTAAATAATAATCCTCTTGATGTAGAAGAAATCAAAGCAAAACTTAACGAAGACTTTAAGCAAGACAAGATTATTAAAGCCGTTGATGCTATCGAACTAATGGCTGAAATCTACGGTACAGGCATTGGCGAGATTATTGTCAAAGAAGTTACTGCTTATCGTCCAGCTACAAAGC